AGGAATAAGCGAAGGACTGTCAGGCACAGCAAAGAGTTCATTCGAGAACCTAGACAAGACAAAATTAATCATCAGACACAAAGGCAAAGTAGACGAGACCATTCCTGGAGCAAGATCAAGACAGATCCAGTCACTGTACATAGAGAACGAAGACGGCGAGAGATTCAAGTATCCACTCACACACCTTGCGGGTGCGAGGGCAATGACCAGACACGTGGCCAACGGCGGAAAGCCCTATGACGAATTTGGAAAACACATCATTTCAACTTCAGAGGACATAGCCAAATTAAATTCATTCTCGAGATACGTCACAAACAAAGATCAATTGAACGACAACGCGGGCGACATAATCGAACAGACAAAAATGAAATTAGAAAATCTCAGAAACTACGTGAAGAATCTAAGCAAACAATCACATTATGAAGAAGCGTCCAAAAACTTCAAGACATCAGACGAAGTTGTGTTAGATGACGAAACTGTAAACAAACTAAGAGAGAAGTTCACCATGAAAAATCTAGACAACAGAGTCGAGGACGCACTGCCAATTATCAATAAAATTATGAGTGAGCTGGAGGCAACACAGGAAAAACCAATAGAGGAATACAAGGACAAAGACGGCAACGACATGGAACCGATCGACGCTCCCATCCAACCACCGGTAGACCATGGTGCCATAGTACAGGGATTCTTAACAGATCCAGACAGCAAACTGATCTTAAGGAAAGACGACACAGCGGACAAGATGCTGTCGAGGACAAAATTCACAAACAAGAACACCATGCTGAGTTCAATACTGTCAGACATCGCGTCAAGATTATTGACCAAATCAGGCGAGGAAGACAGAGTGGCCAACTTCGCTTCTAGGGTAGCAGACGAGATGGAACAGGAGAATTCGGCAACATTCAAACCAACACCAGACTACATCAAGAACAAGAAGATAGCGGTACAGTTGGCCAAGAGATACATCGACGACTACAAGAAGATGCAGTCAGACCCAGCGTACAAGGACGAGATCAGGATGGAGCCAGGCGCTTTCAATCCCAAGAAGGACCTAAAAGGCAAGGCAAAGGAAACAGAAGCATTCGAGAGTTGGGTGGACAACATCACAGAACAGAAACCATACGTGTCAATGTACAAGGATGACAAGGGCAAGATGGTGTATGACGTGCTGGACAAGGATGGCAAGTCAGCGTTCAAATCTTCAGAAGAGAAAGTGGCAACGGACTACCTACACAAGAACTTTGACAAACTCAAAGAATATGCCACTGAACCTAAAGATCAAGAAATTGAAAAGAAAGACAAAGAAAACGCAACAAAACTTGACGTAACGAAGGCGGACAAGATGATGAATACAACTGCTTTCAAAAGAATGAAGGCCGGTGATGAAAGATATGCTGACAAGACAGAAGGCATGGGCGACAAGATAGCAGACATGGCACAGAACATGACTAGAGACGAATTCATGAGCCACGCAGATGAACTAGGACTTACACCAGAAGAGGCCGCGGAACACTACGAGAAGATGTCAGGTGGGGCACACGCTGGCAAGTTCGAGGGTAACCAATTCGCACAGGCAGTTAACAAGGCCAAAGCCGCAGGAATGAAAGCAGGCGACAAGTTCAAAGTAGGCGACCAGGAATACACACTCAAGGATGCCATAGAATTAGCAGGACTTGATCTAAACGAGTTCTACTCAGAGGACGAACTTGCCACCGAGCAACAGATCGAAAGAATCAAAGAACTTTCAATCTATCAATAAGAAATCTTTTATAAGATTTTATAAAAACTATGCAGATACATAGTAATGATTATCTTTATTCAATAAAAATAAATTCTATAGATAACAAACAACTTGCTTTGTATAGTTTAGAAGTAGAAAAATTATTAAAGAGTACGCTAGGACCTTTAGAAAATACCAGCTGGTACGGTACATTTACAACTGCTAATCATAAAAAATATAATTTTTTAACTTTTCCGAACAGACAAGTGTCAACACTGTATCACGAAATAGCAAAGAACATAACTCCATTACTAGATGATAAACCATATGTGATAAAATCGTGGCTGAACATTTTTAGGAAGGGAGAAAGGGTTGAATGGCATAAACACTGGCCTGCTGATAAAAAAGTATGGCATGGGTTTTACTGCGTACAAGTGGGCGATAGTTATACTGAATATCAAATTCCAAATATAGACAAAATTGTTAAAATAATCAGCGAAGAGGGTCTTTTAGTTATAGGTAAAAGCGATAACGATAGACACAGGAGTTCAACATGGAATGACAGTGACAGACCTAGAATAACAATAGCATTTGATATTGTGCCTATAGATTCCGTTGATAACTCTTTAGAAGTAAATCATTTTATACCATTAAAACTATAATATTACCAATAATAGTAGTAGACTTTAGATAAATAACACTGTATATTATTCAGTATATGTCTAATATACATTTAGGCAAACAACAAACATAGGCACAATAAAGGAGGCTTACATTATGGCATCATTGGCTGAAATAAGAGCGAAGTTGAAATCTCAAGAAGTGAATCGCTCCACTTCCAACACAGGCGGAGACAACGCCATCTACCCACACTGGAACATAGCAGAAGGATCAGAAGCAGTGGTCAGGTTCCTACCAGACAAGGACGAGACCAACACATTCTTCTGGACTGAGAGGAACATGATCAAGTTACCGTTCGCGGGCATCAAAGGTCAGACTGACTCTAGACCAGTGACAGTGCAAGTACCATGCATGGAGATGTATGGGAAGACTTGTCCAGTACTCACAGAAGTGAGACCGTGGTTCAAAGACAAGAGCATGGAAGACATGGGCAGAAAATACTGGAAAAAGAAAAGTTACATCTTCCAGGGATTTGTCACAACGAATCCGTTAGCGGAAGACACGACACCTGAGAATCCGATCAGAAGATTCATCATCGGACCTCAGATCTTCAACATAATCAGAGGGGCACTGATGGATCCAGAGATGGAAGAAATGCCAACTGACTACTTGAAGGGCGTGGACTTCAGGATCACCAAAACCACAAAAGGTGGTTACGCTGATTACTCAACATCAAAATGGTCAAGAAGAGAAAGACCGTTGGACGAGGCCGAGAGAGCCGCGATCGACACACACGGGTTACACAACCTGGGTGACTTCAGACCAAAAGAGCCAACCGAGGCAGAGGTAAAAATAATCAAGGAATTGTTTGAGAAATCTGTTGAAGGTGAGGCTTATGATCTCGAACAGTACGGACAGTACTTCAGACCAGCGGGCGTGGCTTACAATAAACCACAGACACCTGTTGCGGAAGCACCAGCGACCACAACGGCAACTGCATCTGAACCTGCTCCAGCAGTGAGTCAACCAGCACCAGCACCACAACCAGAGGCGGCCCCAGCAACGGCGGCTCCCGCGGGTGACAGTGCCAAGAGGGCAGAAGACATACTGAAACTGATCAGATCAAGACAAGCAAAATAATCTGACATTTTACCAAGGCCCAGGCATTGACTGTGTGGGCCTTGTGTAATATAATAAGGCTATGAATAACATTAAGAAAGCGATCGAATGGATCTTGTACAAACAGGTGCCGGCATGGATACTGGTATTGCTAGTGATCATTTGGATCTTACTATAGGACTACAACAATGACAAAAGTGTTTGACGCAACAAAATTTAGGAAAAGTATAACAAAATCAATACAAGGGTTGGGAATAGGATTCAGTGATCCAACAGACTGGATATCTACAGGCAACTACGCTCTTAACTATTTGATGACCAGTGATTTCAACAAAGGAATTCCGTTGGGTAAAGTGACTGTGCTCGCAGGAGAATCAGGGGCAGGTAAATCATACATAGCATCAGGAAACATAATCAAGAACGCTCAGGCACAAGGAATCTTCGTGATCTTGATAGACACAGAGAACGCACTTGACGAGACATGGCTACAGGCCTTAGGTGTTGACACGTCAGAAGAAAAACTCCTGAAGTTAAGCATGTCAATGGTAGACGACGTGGCAAAGACCATATCGGAGTTCATGAAAGGCTACAAGGAACAACATGCTGATAATAAAGAAGGTGCTCCAAAAGTTCTTTTCGTGATAGACAGTTTGGGCATGATGCTGACACCAACTGATGTAAATCAATTTGAAGCGGGAGACATGAAGGGCGATCTTGGTAGGAAACCCAAGGCACTGACAGCACTGGTTAGGAACTGTGTGAACATGTTTGGAAGTTGGAACGTGGGACTGATAGCAACTAACCACACTTACGCATCACAGGACATGTTTGATCCAGATGACAAGATATCAGGTGGTCAGGGTTTCATCTACGCGAGTTCTATCGTGATAGCGATGAAGAAATTAAAATTAAAAGAAGACGAGAAAGGCAACAAGATATCCGAAGTGAGGGGTATCCGAGCGGCTTGTAAGGTCATGAAGACCAGATATGCCAAACCATTCGAGGGTGTACAGGTCAAGATCCCTTATGACACAGGCATGGATCCATACAGCGGACTGGTGGACCTATTCGAGAAGAAGGGAATACTGGTGCAGACAGGAAACAGGCTGAAATATGTTGACCCACAGGGCAAAGAACACATAGACTTCAGGAAAGCATGGACAGGTGATAAATTAGATATGATAATGGCGAACTTCAAAGAAAGCACTGAAGCGAAAGTGGAAAGTGTGGAAGAAGCACCAAAGTCAAAAGCA